TTAGCAGCGCACTAAAAATGCCCACGCCTCGTACCCGTAATCATGAGCATCAAGGACTTTTTTTGATTTCCCACGCACCTTGCGGTAACGGCAGAAAACCCAACGGAACCCTTTGGGCGCCGCTTTTGAAGCAATTGATTTCAAACCCATTCATAAAACACCTCCTTACCAAGAGAGATTTTTCCCTTGAACATCTTCCCTGAAGGTGTTAATTTCAGGCTGTCTATCGAAGCTGTTCACGGTGGTGATGCCTCTTGGATTCATCACCTAAAGCCCCTTGCACTGGTTGGCGCCAAGCAAGGGGTTTTTACATTCTGTCTAGCTGATAACGCGCTGCCACTAATGAAACTCCGCATGCCTTAGCAACATCCTCAGCCGTCATACCTTTTAAAATACTGGCATGCATAGCCGGCACTAATAACTCACCACTAAAACATTTAGCTTGCCATTCACTACTCTCAAAAGGGCGGATTTTTACCCCTGGGGCAGAACGAGCAAATGCGATGTTCCTGTGCATAAGAAGATGACCCAATTCATGCGCGGCAGTCATCCTATCTCGCCCTACCCCATTCAAAGCGCCTTCGTAAATGTCTTCGCGCAGAATCAATAAATGTTCCTGTGGGTACGTAAGACCATGCGTTTCTCCCATTTCTTTCATACCACCAATGTGGAACTCAAAATCCGGGATCAACTGAGGCAATGCGAACTCAATTACCTCCATTACAGGGAATTTAAGCCCAGTAATACCAAATGCGCTCCGCAGAGATGTGACGATAGAACGTATTGATTCACGATTCTGCGGAGGTACACGATAATCTTGTCCGCTCAAGCCGCCTCCTACTGCTGTTTTCGATTCAAAATCTGTCGTAAATTACGGAAGTCTTCTTCATTTAATTCATCAAAACTACGAGCGAACGCAATTGCGACTTCACGAGCGTGGCCATTCTTACCTGACAAGCTGATCTCTACTGACTGCTGAGAGTCACGAGCTGCACTGATAAGCTTTTCTTTTTGTTTTTCATCCGCATTAAAATAGCTAATGATGCTATCAAGCACGGGCTTAGTGACCGCCCTTTTACCAGTTTCGATCGCTGAAAGATAAGACGAGGTCATGCCCATAGCCTCAGCCATGCTTTTAAGCGTAAGCCCCAAGTCTATGCGCATTTTTCTTACTGTCTTACCAAACGGCGTTAACATAGTTGCTTCTCCAGTGTGTCAAAGACCTTCAGTACTTCAGGTCTCATTTTAAGTTAACACTCCACAGATATGAAATCAACAAAATTCTGTTAATTTTTTTATCTTGCTTAGTTTATGAGTTTACATCTTATGTTGATAGAACTGTTGGTTGGTGAAGAGTCATGGGGAAATGAGTCGTAATCTCTTGATATTTTATGGTATGGGGGTGAGCGTCAAAGCTACCATAGCGATGATTTTCCTGTTACGTACACCGCAGATAAGGATTCTGCTAAGGCTTTTGTTCAGGAGACTCTGAAAGATACTTGGGAGTTTGCTGACGAGTGGTTTGTTCATTAAGTTCATCATCTCTGGACACCATTCGCTTGTATTGACTTTAAGATCATTAAATTGTAATAATTCAAAAGGATGGGGCAGGTTTTTCCTCTTGCGCATGCAAGGGCGGCTCTGATAATGAACAGTAATATTTTACTGTTGAGCTTATGCTCACTGATCCTGCCGGGCAGGATGTTCAATGATTCCAATATATCCTGCCCCTTCCGCTTTTAAAAAGGATCTTTTATGCATGACAATATTTGGTTTACATATAAAGCCCGTATCCAAGCGCACCATCGACTAGAATGGCTTGAAAAGCACTCTCAATTTATCCTCGTTTGGTATGCTATATTGAGTGCGGTACTTTCAATTGTAACGTTGCGATTTCCAAAAGTTCTAGGAGATAATACAGATATCGTTGCGGCAATACTTTCGGTGGCCCTACTGGGTATTTCTCTGATCGTATCTAACCTAGATTTTCGTGGTCGAGCAATAGCCATGAGAAGGAATTATATTGCACTACAGCGACTCTATTTTGACATTACCACCAGTCAACAGTTAACTCTTGAACAGAAAGAAAAATATTTTAATTTGCTCAATGAGGTTGAGAATCACCGTGACATAGATGATAAAATTTCAAGGGTAACTCAAGTTGGACTTACGACGAGGATCCCCACACAAAAAGAAAAAATAATTGTTATTTTATGGATATTACTTCGAATATTTACTACTGCCGCCCTTTATATACTCCCATTAATATATCTTTGGATTGACTATGACTGCAAGCAGAATTTTTAAAAAGTCATTCTCGAAAAAAAAACTTCTAAAAGTATACACTGAAAAAATCAAAGAATCAGGAGCGATTGGCATAGATCGGATTCGCCCATCAAAACTTGATTTGACAATAAAAAATGAGATCACTTTCATTTTTGAAAAGGTTAACTCTGGCAATTACAAATTTACAGCATATAAAGAAAAATTAATATCTAAAGGCGCTAACTCTACACCCAGACAGATTTCCATACCAACTGCTAGGGACAGAATTACTCTTAGAGCTCTCTGTGAATGCCTTACGGAAATATATCCTAACTCCAGATTAAAACTACCACATACAGTAATTGACTCATTGAAAGAAGCATTAAACAGCAGTCTTTATGCTGAATATGCAAAAATAGATCTTAAAAGTTTCTATCCTTCAATTGAACATAAATTGATAATTAATGCAATAAGAAATAAAATTAGAAAAAAAGAAATTAGACAGTTAATAACATCATCATTAATCGTGCCTACTGTAAGTGGAGCAACAGGAAGCAAAGGTATCCCGAATAATACCAGAGGAGTACCTCAGGGATTAGCGATATCAAATATTTTAGCTGAAATATCACTATCTAATTTTGATGATGAAATCAATAAAATGCATGACATATGGTACATGCGATACGTTGATGACATTCTTATTTTAACACCAAAATATCAAGCAACAAAAATAGCTTCTCATATCATTGATAAGCTTCAATCATTAAATTTAAACCCACATCCATTAAATGAAGAGAACTCAAAATCCAAGGTAGGCAGCTTGGATGAAAGTTTTAACTTTTTGGGATACCACATAGAAAATCGAGAATTATTGATAAAACATGAGAGCATTCTTAGATTTGAGTCATCTTTAGCAAGGATTTTTACTGCATACAGGCACGCTCTACTACAAGCTAAAAGTAAGCGTGATAAAGAACGAGCTGTTGCATATTGTCAGTGGAAACTAAATCTCAGAATTACGGGATGTGTGTTTGAAGGTAAACGATTGGGATGGGTATCGTACTTCTCACAAATAACCTCAACAGCTCAACTTCGCTCTGTTAATCATACTATCAATAATCTTATCCGCCGATTCGGCCTTTCATCAGAAATAAAACCAAAGTCTTTGATTAAAACTTTCTATGAACTCCGCAGAGGTAGAGCGGAGGCTTTTAAATACATACCTAACTTTGATAATTTACATATATCTCAGAAACGAGAACTTGTTTCTATGTGGATAGGTAAAGAGAAGGAAAAAAAACTTAGCAATAGTGAAATAGAGAGGAAGTTTAAATTTAAAATTGCGAAATCAGTAAAAGAGCTTGAAGAGGATATTTCAGGAATATCATAGATATGTAATCCATTAAGTCCTTTAAATATACCGCAATAAACACACTATTTAAACTCACAAACCAGCCGCAGTATCCTGCCATGGCAAGTTACTGCGGCTTTTTATATTTAACTGATCAACAGCCAGATCAGCAGACACGCCACCACCGGCACAGCAAAATCCATCAGGCTTGCCACATCCCACACGCGCGGATCAAAACCGCCCCACCACGGCATATTCATACGCTTGCCATGTCCGAACATTTCAATCCAGCGATATTCTGCCTGGGTGTGTTCACGCGCAATGAAGAACGTACAACCAGCTATCGCTCCGTAAGCCCAGTTTCCGGTAAAAAGACCAACCAGTATCTGCGCAGCCACAGCACAAAGCGCATGAAGTAAGGGGCTTATATCCATTACTCCTCCTTTATCCGATATCGCTTCAGGAAGTTGATAACAACTTTAATTCTGACTCAAGTTCATCAACTCTTTCAGTCAGTTTCTGGATATGGTGAATCAGTGGAACAACCAGACGTTCGTACATTACACCTTCGGCAACAAGGCCATTGCTGGAAATGGTTTCCGGTGCATCATCTTCGTTAGCTGGTCGCCAGTGAACAAACTGAGGGGCAATTTCTCCTACTTCCTCGGCAATCAATCCATAGAATCCCCAATCGCGCCTGTCATTTTCGCATTGCGACCTGTACCACACAGGGCGCATCTTGAAAATGAGATCGGCGTGCTCTGAATCTATCGTCTCTACTGAATGTTTATAGCGAATAGACGATGTTGACCGCAGTACAGACGAAATTGCAGGGTCAGGATTAAGATAAAGGTTTGCCGCCGCTGTAGTCGTGCCCAAATTCCATAAATAAAATGCTTCACGACCAGTCAGCGGGTAAAAATCTCCACCATAATTACCGCTTTCCAGAGCATTCACTTCCAGTTTGTTTTTCAGCTTATTATCAACTTCAGTTTTTGTGTATCTGGTACTGATATCCTGCTTTGTACTGGTCATATCAGTCTGAAGCGTTGATACTTTTCCGTTAATTGAGGAAATATCTTCCTTAGTTTTACTGACATCTCCCTTTAGCGTGGTGATATCTCCTGGAATTACTGTCGATGTAGCCATTTGTCTCCCTCACATCCAGCCACGAAGTTGATGCTCAACAACAACCGCGTATTTATCGAATATTGACGATTTTTTTGCATCATTAATGATGCGCACGTTTACAAAATATCCGTCTTCCTTAACACATACCGGTTCGCCATCTTCAGTCAGTTCTCCGGTTTCTTTGTACACGTTACCTATCACGTCAATAAGAATATCATCCTGCATCGACTCGTCATCATAATAGCCAATACTCTCCATAAAGGCCGAAAAGTCGGCCCTGTCTGCAAATTTGAGTGTTAAATCTTTCATTTAATACTCTCCCCCATTTGCGCATCAGTTAATTCTTTATGCCAGATACGCAGATTACGGATATGACCAAAAAGATGATACTCCCCATTAGTGCCCTGCCCTCCAATTCGCAATACTGCCCGTGGAACAATTGAAGTCCATGTTGTTTTTGCCGCAACAGATAATTCACCATTACATACGGCCTGAACATCTCCATCAGCGCCACAACGGAAGCCTGAAATGATTTTCCTCTGGGTTGTTGCCACATATTTATTACACCCTCCCATAGAAATAAAAGGAGAACCGGCATCAGAGAAATTATTACCACGGAATCCATGCGTGAACAGACCATTTTCCTGATAATCTTTAACATTAAAGATTAATGGTGATTTGCTGGGAGGGATATCCCAGTTTTTATTAACTTCAACAAGAGCACTGAATGGTAATCGGTGAATATTGTTTCTTACAGGTATTGTCACCATGTCGCTGGAGCGAGTGCCAGGAGCCCCTTCAGTAATGATAAATGACGTCCTGTACGACCCAATCTCCGCCTGAGGCATCGCAATATCTAACGTAGAGCCATTGGGGATAATACTGATTCCAGGCATCGCCAGGATTTCAAATCTTGAGCTGATTATCATTTCCGCATCTGCAAAAAGAGTGGCGGTAAACAACCACCATTCACCGACTCTTTCTGCCGTCACCGTCACATTATTTCCATGAACAACATTTCCCGTAACAGGATCCAGAGCTGCATCTGAATGAAAAACAAACGCACCATTATCAGACATTTTTCCGAACCTTGCACGACACCAGGAATTATCACTTTTCGTCAGACACGATATCGTCGTATAAGAACCTGCCGGGCAGGTGTAAGCATCATTCGTGTTTACAGCAATTGCCTGATATCCTTGTGCTGTCGGATTTTCATTAATAACAGTTATCCTTCCATAGTTAAACCCCTTATCACTGTCGAACGACTCAACAGACACACTACCCGTGTTATTCCATGCTTCTGGTGTATTTGAATTTCTGAAATAGTTTGTTCTCTGTCCTTCAATCAGCAAACCTTCTCGTTCAAATCGCGGTTCGTCAACTTCAGCAACGGTTAATACACCTGATTTATTAATGTATGTTGCACCTGATGCGCGTTTGAAGCTAACAACCTTATCGGATGGCATTTTAATAACATCATCACCTACAGTTATTTGCTTATAACCAGGCGAAAAGCCAGCAAGCATATCCAGTGAATCGTTAAACGGTATCCACACATCAGGCAGTGGCTGTAAGACATATTTATACGGCTCTGCTGCCTGGCTTGCATACTCTCTGGCTGCATCCTCACTTGCTTTAGCTGCTGTCTGGCTTGCTGCCGATGCTTGCGCCGAGTTCGCCGCTGCAGTTTCACTGGCTTTGGCATTCGTTTCGCTGGTCTTCGCTGCCGTCTGGCTGGACTTTGCGTTAGTTTCACTCGTCTTCGCAGCTTTCTGGCTGTTAGCCGCAGCAGTTGCTGATCCAGCTGCTGAAGTCGCAGAACCGGCTGCCGCGCTCTCGCTTTGGGCTGCTGCAACCTGGCTGTTTTTTGCTGCAGTTTCACTGGCTTTAGCATTCGTTTCGCTGGTCTTCGCTGCCGTCTGGCTGGACTTTGCGTTGGTTTCGCTCGTCTTTGCGGCTGTCTCGCTATTTTTCGCGTTGGTTTCTGATTTTTTAGCTGCTGTTGCGGAGTTTGCCGATGCAGTCTGCGAGGCCGCTGCCACCTGTGCGCTGTTAGCTGCATTCGTTTCTGAGGTTTTCGCCGCGTTCTTCGATGATGCCGCTGCAGTTTCGGATTTCTTTGCCGCCGCTGCGCTCTGAGAGGCGGCTTCGGCGTTGCGTGCCGCTTCTTCCACCATTTCCTGAAAACGGCGCAATGCCTCCGGCATGACATCATCTTCCGTCATGGCACCGAGAAAATCATTCAGCGTCCCCGGACTGGAACCTTCATAGACGGTAATGGTTCCGGCATGTGAAGGCGGAAAACCTTCAACCAGCAGGATAACGCTATACTGACCATACTCAACGTCCATACTGTAACGCCCGGCTTCATCAGGATTTTCAGAGGCCACCGTGTTCACCAGTACCGTGGTGCTGTTACGCTTTGCCTTCAGTTGAATAGTGCAGTTCTGTATTGGTTTTCCCGCACCATCTTTCAGCACACCTGAGATTTTTACTGCTGCCATATCCACTCCACAAAAAAGCCCGCCTGAACCGGCGGGCTGTCATAACACTGTGTTACCTGGCTAATCAGAACTTATAACCGACACCCACGATGAAACCGTCAGTGCGCCAGTCGCCACTGCCGGAGCCTTCATAAGCAATATCAATGGCCACGGATTCGGTCGGGTTAAACTGCACGCCAGCTCCCCACGCCAGAGACGTGTTGCTGTGGCGATCGTCATCACTTCCGGTCAGCACATCGTGCGTTTTCCCCTTGTTGTCAGTTACGCGGAGATAATCCCCGGAGAACGTCGAAACACGGCTGTAAGCCACGCCTGCCATCGCATAAGCACTGAACCATTCATTCACGCGTACAGATGGCCCCGCCATCATGCTGAACCAGCGGTTACGCACTGAATCTTCATGCCAGCGTGTCCGTAAATTCATAACGGTATTTCACGTTAATGCCCTTCAGGTCATCACTGCCTGGCATATCAGTATGGGTCTGAAGATACCCGGCGCTTAGTGTGGACTGATGCTCTGCTGCGCTCGCTGGCGTACCAGCGGCAACCAGCCAGACTACTGCGGACAGAATAACAGCACATAATTTACGCATAATTACCTCTCGCTTTTCTGCAATAAAAAAGGCGTCATTTCTGACGCCCGTATTGGGGCTATAAAATTCAGCTGATACTGATGCCTGCGGTGGCTTTCTTCATCACCACAACCAGCAAATCGCTGATACTTGCTGTGGGATACCAGTTATTTACCAGCCATGCTGACACCGAAAACTCCAGCGTCATGTGACCGTGACCGGCAGGCATATCAATAACGCCACTGTAAATCAGCGTATTATCCAGCGCGGTACGGTTATAAATTTCAGCACCGTTTTTCCGCACTATCAGACGGCATGAGGAGTAAATATCAGTATGCTCTCTCTCATGCTTAGCGCCGCTGAATGCCACCGCCGGAATAACAATCTGCCGGCCAAACGGCTGATCGTCATAAATCCTGACGGTAATGGTCCCTGATGGCCACCGTTCCGGTGCACGGGAGTCCCGGGGGAAAGCTTTACCCACTGTTTTAACGAGATCGCCTTCAATCTGGTTCGCGGACAGTTTTCCCAGAACCCGGCAGTTCTCGTTAATCGTGACGTTGTTGAGCGTCCCGGAGTTCGCATTCACGTTACCGCTGATATCGGCATTTTTCGCCGTCAGCCGCCCGTCCGGTGTCAGGGAAAATGCCGGAGGATTACCGCCGCTGGTAATGGTGGGAGCCGTCAGATATTTCAGGAACACTTCGTTCATGAATATCTGATCGCCCTGACCAACAAACATCGGCTTTATGTTGCCATTCGCAGGATTAACCATCGCAATCCTGTCCGCCGCCAGCAGCACCTGACTCTGCATGCCGTCAGGGGTGTTCTCAATACCGGCACCAATACCCGCGATATAAAGGCGTCCGTCCTGCATCTGCTGCAGCTTCACAGCCCACATGCTGTTCAGGTTATTATTTGTATCAACCTGAACCTTCTGTATCTGCTGAATTGCCGCACTCTGGTCTTCCAGTTTCTTATTGACGGTCTGTGTGATTTCATTGCTGACATCCGTAATGGACGTCCTGATTTCAGCCAGGTCAGGCGCAAGCTGACCGTTATCAATCTGCGTCCACAGCTCCTGAGCCAGATGGCTTTTCCCTATCTCGCCTTTGAAAAAATCCAGATAGCCGGATGCATCATCACTCGGCTGGCCAACAGCCTCCACAAATGCCGATTTGCCAACGGTGTTCACACTGCGGATGTAAAAATAATAATCATGGCCCGGTTTGATATTGATACTGGCAGCTATCCAGTACAGCGCCGTGCCAAGATAGCGGGCTGTAGTTTCAACCTGCCTGATATCCGCAATCCGCTTTTCCGAGAACCAGAACTCAAACTGTACCGTCGAATCATAAACGGCAAGATGGGGCGTGGCGGTTATCTGAAAATAGCCCGGCGTCAGCTCAATCCGCGACGGCGCTGCCGGTGCGGCAATCCGGAACGATACCGATGCAGGATCGCCCTGCTGCCCCCAGGCATTTGCCGCCCGGACTGTCAGCCTGTAGCTTCCCAGCGCCAGCTGCCTGAAGCGGTATGTGGTTTCCGTCGTCCGGGCCGTGCTGACCAGCCGCTCACTGCCGTCATCCGCTGCCACGGTCAGGCGAAGCATAAAGCTCACCCCCTTCACCACCTTCGGCGTATCCCAGCGCGCCAGCACCTGATATTCCCCGCTGTTTGCAGTGACTTCTGCGGTCAGGTGCTGCACCGCTGGCGGCGTGACACCATTCACCGTGCCACTCTGTTCGCCGTCAAAGTGCGCCCCGTTATCCACGATGGTCTCTTTTTCCGGCACATGCTGCACGGCGGTGATGGCATACGTGCCGTCGTCGTTCTCACGGATACTCACGCAGCGGAACAGTCGCTGGCGCAGCGTCGGCAGCTTCAGCCCCCATACGCTGTATTCAGCAACACCGTCAGGAACACGGCTCACTTTTACCTTCACGCCGTCGGTGACGGACTGAGCCTCCACGCTGACCGGATTGCCACTTCCGTCAACCAGGCTTATCAGCGTGGTACCGGAGGATGGCAGCGTGATTTCACGGTCGAGCGTCAGCGTCCGGGTCTGGCTGTTCACCGCCAGCACACGACCACCGATGCTGATACCGGCATAGTCATCATCGCAGATTTCAATAACATCGCCCGGTACATGGCGAAGCCCTTCTGCGCCGACGCTGAAATCCACGGTCTGCGTTTCCAGCAGTTCTGTTTTAATCAGCCACAGCCCGGCGCGGTGTGCCTGCCCCCGACTGGTACAGCCAAAGGCATCCATCTTCGTGACGTTACGACCGTAACGGGCAATGGCCTGCGTGTCCTCCACAAGCTCTGTCGTCGTCTCCCAGCCGTTATCCGGGTCAATCCAGTTCACCTCAACGGCATTATGGCGGTCCTTCAGGGCGCTGAAGCTGTAGCGGAACGGCGCGCCATCATCCGGCATCACCACATTACTGCGGTTATAGGTCCACACCTTATCCGACGGTCGGTCCTGCACGAACGTCAGCGTCTGCCCGTTCCATACCGGCATACAGCGCATCGCCGACAGAAATCCTGAGCACATCCCACGCCTTCGCTGGTGGTCAGCCAGGCATTACAGGTGATGCGCGGCTCCGTGCGCCAAACCGTCCGGCACGACTGGTCGCAGTATGGCCGATACATACAGCGCCCATTTATCCACATCGCCGCACCAAGACGTTTCCCCATGCCGTAGCGCGGGTGGGTCAGCATATCCCACAGACACCAGGCCGGGTTGTTGCTGTATGCCGGCTTAAACGTTCCGTCCCAGATACCGCTGTATTGCCGCGTCTGCGGGTTATAGTTCGACGGCACCTGCAGAATGCGCCCGCGAAGATGATAATTACGGCTCACCTGCTGGCTGCCGAACTGCTCCGAGTCCACCTGCACGCCGACCAGTGCCGTGTTCGGGTAGCACTGTTTCACATCGATGATTTCGGTGTATGACGACCAGAGCGTTTTGTTCTGCAGCTGGTCTGTGGTGCTGTCCGGCGTCATCCTGCGCATCCGGATGTTGAACGGGCGCGGAGGCAGGTTATCCACCACCACCGAGGCCAGATACTGCGAGGTGGTTTTGCCTTTAATGGTGATGTCTTTTTCCGTCACCCAGCCACCGTTACGCTGTATCTGAACCAGCAGGCGGACTTCCGACGGATTCCGGTCCCCCTTTGAGGTGGTTTCCACCAGTGCCTGCACACCGAAGGTAAAGCGCAGACGGTCGATGTTTGCAGACGTGATGGTCCGGGTAATCGGCGTGTCGTACTTCACTTCCGTACCCAGCACCGTCTCGGAGCCGGAGGATTCAAATCCCTCCGGCGGTGTCTGCTCCTGCTCACCTGCCCGGAACACCACCGTGACGCCGGAGATATTGGTATTCCCCTCACTGTCCAGCACTGGCGTACTGTTCAGCAGCACGCTTTTTAATCCATCCACCGGACCTTCAATCGGCCCTTCGCTGATGGCATCAATCACACTCAGCAACTGCGTGGACTTCAGGTTGTCCTTCGCTTCGCGCGGGGTATGCCCCTTACTGCTGCCTTTACCCATTCCTCACGCTCCATAAACGACAAAACCGCCCGCAGGCGGTTTCACATAAAACATTTTGCATCAGCGACCAATCACCACAACCTGACCACCGTCCCCTTCGTCTGCCGTGCTGATCTCCTGAGAAACCACCCGTGACCCCACGCGCATTTCACCGTACAGAACGGGCAGAACATTGCTCTGGGCAACCATGTTATCCAGGGAGGAGAAATAGGTGTTCTGTTTGCCGTTATCCGTTGTCTGTGTACGGGGAGTTCTGGCTTTCGGTGCCAGCATCTGCGCCACACCACCGAGCACCATACTGGCACCGAGAGAAAACAGGATGCCGGTCATACCACCGGCCCCAATGGCTGCCCCCCATGCTGCAAGGGTGGCTCCGGCGGTAAAGAATGATCCGGCAATGGCGGCAGCCCCCAGGACAATCTGGAATACGCCCCCTGACTTGGCCCCGGCGACTCTGGGAACAATATGAATCACAGCGCCATCAGGCAGAGTCTCATGTAACTGCGCCGTTAACCCGGACGTGCTGACGTCCCGCCCGGCAATCCGTACCTGATACCAGCCGTCGCTCAGTTTCTGACGAAACGCCGGGAGCTGTGTGGCCAGTGCCCGGATGGCTTCAGCCCCCGTTTTCACACGAAGGTCGATGCGGCGACCAAATCGTTGTAAATCCCCGTAAAGGCAGATGCGCGCCATGCCCGGTGACGCCAGAGGGAGTGTGTGCGTCGCTGCCATTTGTCGGTATACCTCTCTCGTTTGCTCAGTTGTTCAGGAATATGGTGCAGCAGCTCGCCATCACCACAGTAAATGGCGGCATGATTCGGCACCGATGAACCAAAACAGCACAGCAGCACATCGCCCGGTTGTGCTGATGACAACGGCACCTGATACAGCCCTGTGGCCTCCAGATTATCCAGATAGAGATTCTGACCGTGACGCCACCAGTCATCCTCGCGATGAAAATCCGGCATCTCAATCCCCGCCAGATGATAAGCATCCCGGAACTGCGTGTAACAGTCCGTCACCCCGTGCTCAAAGCGCCGCCCGGTGAGATGCGGCACACAGCGGAACTTATGAATCGTCCCCCGGCAGACCAGCCACCACGGCAAATCACTCTGCACCTGCAGCCGCCGGTCGGCCTCACTCAGCCAGGGCAGACCACCGGGGTGGCTGTGGACCAGCGCCACAATCTCACCCTGCATTTCTGCCTGCAGCCAGTCTTCCGGCGACATACGGAAATACGCCTCCGGCTCACCGGAGATATTCACGCAGGGGAAATATCTTTCCCCCTCCGGCGTGCTTACCACGAAGCCGCACGACTCCGCTGGCGCACATCGCCGGGCGTGCGCCAGAATCGCTGATTCTGTCTGTGTCATGGGATTACTGCGAAAGTTTGTTAATGGAAAGGAAGCCGCCAAAGTTGCCGACGTTATTGCGAAACTTACAGCCGCTCAGGCATTTGCTGCATTTATCCTTCGTGATATCGGACGTCGGCTGGTCATATTCATCCGCGACTGCCGGACCGTGATAACCGCACTCATCACCGCGATAGGTCCAGGTGCAGGTGTTGGCCAGCATGATACGCCCCGGAAAAACAGCGCCGTCCGTTTCCGTCGGCGTGGACAGTACAAAAGAGGCACTGACCGCGCTCAGTTCGCTGCACTGCTCGATGCGCCAGCGGCTGATCACCTCCTGCTCCGGATCGGCGTCACTGTTTCCGTTGACGAAGTTCACCGCATCCAGAAAACGGGCGTAAACCTTACGCCGGACCACCGTTCCGCCGACCAGACTCTGCAGATCTTCCGCCATCCCGGTGACCATACCGTACAGGTTAGAAACCGTCAGCGTGGGGCGCGTACTGGTGCCTTTGCCATTCAGTTCAAAACCACTCCCCTGAATGGGGTATGCCTGATACTGCCGCCCCTGCCAGGTAACCGGCTCACCTTTTTCGTTCTGCTCATTACAGAAAAAATAACGTTCACCACCGACCTCTGTCAGATCGATTTCCCAGAGCACCACCTGGGCTGACTGAGTGAGGCGTGTCGTCTCATGATGTGTTTCCTGTGGAATATCCTGCATCAGAGCCTCCTATGCCACGACCTGTTCAAAATCTGCCGTTATGGTTACCCACAGCGCCCCCACGCTTGCCGACCATTTACGACAAACCACCCTAATCGGTTTCCAGTCATAAGGTGGCGTCCACTGAAATGCGCGGACGCCACCGTGCTGTTCCAGAAAGGCTTTTAAAGATGGGTGTTCACATTTACGAACACGTATCGTCACGCTGTAAGTCGACAACTGGTTATTCAGTCCCGCCGCACGACGCTGTTCATAACCATCGCCCAGCTTCACTGTCACCACTTTCGGCTCTGATACCACATTCATATCCGGGCGCACTTTCCAGTGAAACGTCTCCATTACCGATATGCTCCACTTAACCGACCACCATCACGGGCCTGCTGTTGCATAAAGTCCGCTGCAGCTTTTTTCCCAAGGTCATAAACCACCTTCAGGGCAGCCGGACCTATCTGCCCGTTCGTGCCATCGTTATTGATCTCAATGTTGTACTGCGGGGCAAACATCGCCATACCTGAACCACCAATATCCGCCACAACCCCCAGCTTACCGTCAGCACCACGACGAAGTGGCAGAATGGCTTCAGGTCCCGCTTCCCCCATCACACCCGCGCCTTTTGCAAAAGCAAAAAACGTCGGACGGTTAACCACCGTGCCACTGTAGCGACTCAAATCAGCCGACTGATAAACACCGCCATCAGCATTGGCTACAAAATCAAAAGGCAGCGCGGAAGCAATGCCTTTTACCGCTTTCATTAAAGCTATCTGAGCCATGATTCTGGACATATCTGACAGCACAGAAGAAGTAAAAGATTTGAAATTGAGTTTGCCTGTAGTACAGAATGTCGCCAGCCAGTCACTCATGCTACTGAACGCAGACGTGAACAACTGTTCCACTGTCCAGGCTGTGTTATCCGCATTCTCAGTGACATTCTGGAGTGCACGCAGGACTCCGTTTTTCCAGTTACCCTGAGCAATTTCAAGCTGTTGCCAGTAACGGCGATTCTCATTCAGTTGTCGGTTCAGGCTCTCCGTCAGCGCCTGCTCGGCCTTTCTGTAGTCATCCGTGTTATATGTCCCTTTCTGCTCACTATCCCGCCTCAACTGCTCCAGCTGTTGCTGGTATTTCTGACGAAGACTCAGTTGTACCTGATATCGCTGCCGCTGCTGATCACCCATACCCACCGTGGCGATATCCAGATTATGTTGTTGACGCTGAGCACGCTCTTCTTCAGCCAGTTGACTGGTCAGCTGAATTGTTTTTTTCTTCAGCTCGTTGAGTGCCGTCTGTTTCTGAAGCTCCTGCTGTTTTACATCCAGCAGCGTCAGTGCCTGAATCAGTTCATCTTTACGGGCCAGCACACTCTTTTCATCTTCCGTCAGTTTTTTCCCGTCCAGGTCGCTGATGCGCTGCTGCAGAGCCAGAAGCTGTTTATGCGCTTCTGTCATCCTTTCCGTGGCAATGCCTGCTGACTGTCTGGCAGCAGCAATCTGTCCTTCCACCTGTGCCTGTTGCTGACTGTACTGCAGCAATAACCGGGTGGCCTCATCATTACGGGTTTCGCGTGTTTTTTTCTTACCGGATGCCAGGGCTTTCTCGTAACGTTCATTTTCACGTTGTATCGCCGCATCCCTGACAGTCTGATCGGCGTACTGCATGGCATTAATACGCGCAATTTCACGCTGATGTCGTGCTGCTTCCGTTTCATTCATCCGGTTCAGTGCAGCATTTTCAGCATTACGGCGTTTCTGTTGCTCCTGATAATTCCGCTCTGCCTGCTCATTTGCATCCTGCAAATCCTTCTGGCGTTTTTTCTCCTGAAGCTCGTTAAGACGCTGCTGATCGTACTCAACCTGAGAAAATGATGCCGTCCAGGGAAGTCTTTTCGCCCGCGACACTTTCTCCTGTAAAGCGGAAATCTGTTCATCCAGCGAGTCTTCAAGACCAATATTCATGGCCGCATCCCAGAAACGACTCCATAAATCAGACAGATACTTCAGCGTACTGCCCAGCGCATTGAGGTTATTATCAATATCCGCAGTACGCCGACCGGTTTCCTCTGCCAGTGCAGACATGGCTATCCGTGCCGCATCACTGGACCGCCCCTGTTCCCCAAGGACGCGTATCTGCTCAAGCTGAGTGGCAGTAAGAAAATGCAGCTCATTGTCCAGAGCCTTCGCGGCATTTACAGGATCATCCTTCAGCCGCTTAAACTGATTTATGGTATCGCCGACCGACTGGCCAACCGATCGCTCCATCTGTGCGGCAGCTCTCGCCACCATACCGATATCGTTTCCACGAAATGCACCACTCCCCACCACCTGAGCCAGCGCACCGGCTGCAGCATGTTGCGTAATACCATTCCCGGAAATAGCACGACTGAGCGTCCACAGCTGCCCGGCAGTGACTCCGGCATAATGCCCCGTCAGCGACAACTGGCGGTTAAATTCTTCCCCCTCCTTCTGACCATCATACCAGGCTTTACCCAGACCATAGACGGCCGCGGCAATACCGCCAATAACCCCGCCCAGCATCATGCCTTTCGGTGACATCAGTGTGTCTATCCATCCGGCACGGTTAGCCAGCGTTATCCCGGATCCCCTCCGCGCACCTAAATTGCCGCGAGCCAGTTCACCTATCAGAACGCCTATCTCCTGGCGGGCCGCTGCACTTTTCAGACCCAGCGAATGCGTGGCTTTTCCTGCCTGCTCCATTTTGCGGATATACACTTCTGCAGCACTGCTTACCCCCAGCTGGGCAGCCTTAGCACGAAGCAACTCAGAAGAGGAAAGATTCTGGCGGGTTGCCTGCTCTTTAAGCTGACGGATAAACGCCACTTTCTGTCGGGTAGCCTCTGCCTCAGCCTGCGTAAGAACACGGGTTTTCGCCGTAACCTCAGAAATCAGCGCCAGATAATCCTGCTGACCAATCCCGCCACTGTTTCTGGCCTGTCGGATCTGCTGCTGAATACGCTGTAATTCCTGCAGCCCCGCACTGGCCTGTTTCACACTGTCAATCTGACGATAAAACGCGGCAGCCGCTTTATCCTGAGCCTCCGCCAGAGCCATGGCCTGCGCCTGTTCCTCGCGCATTTTCTGGCTCAGTGCCTCCATACGCTGGCGGGTTTGCTCCACCTCGCGGGCCATGCGTTCATGAGCCTGTGCGCTCTTCTCCACCGTCTGCGCATGGACGGATGCGGCTGTTGCAGCCGAAGAAGCCGCCTGCATTGTCTGCCGGGCGGCCTGAGTCTGACGCTCCATAAAACGCTGCATACGGGCAGAAGACCGTTCTGCATCGCTGGCTGCACCATTCAGAAGGTTTTTGATACGGGGAATTTCATTTTTAAACTCTGCCGCATCAATCCCCAAATCAATGACCAGGTTGGCTATCTGGTCCATAACGCACACCTCCGGAAATACCTTCCCCAAGATGCATCAGTTCTTCGTCCGTTCGCTCCGGTATCCCGTTCTCTTCCGGTAAAAGGCTGAAATCAGCCACCGCAGCATCACTGCTGCCGGACACCATTCTCACGATCAATGCCTTCAGCGAGGCAAACTGCGCATCCATCCACACATCACTGAAGCTCTGCATCCGGAAATAATCGCCCCACTCACCAAGCTCAGTGGCTGACATTTCCGACAGCATCCGCCGCCAGTCTGCCCGCCGGAACTCCCGGGCAAGCCGCATGACAAACTGCATTTCCCGCGTCAGGACTTTTCCGGCGTCAGCACCTCATGCTCCAAATCCCCGGCATTCTCAATGGCTCCCATACCGCTCAGCGACAGAACCATCTCCGCCCCCGCTCCCAGGGCATCATACGACCATGTTGTAATAACGGATGCGCAAAGCGTCTCAACATCCTGAGACTGTTCCGCATTCCACAGTGAGCGGGAAACCAGCCAGGCATTGATATCCATCCCCATCCGCAGAAAAGCAATCTGTCGTTCAGCCTCCGGCAGTTCTCCCTCTTCGGCATCAAACTTTGCCGTTCGCTGCTGAACAAACGCCAGATATTCAATTCTCTGCAGCCCGGACAGCTCACTGAGCACCACGGACTGCTTTTCATAATTAAACGTGCCCTGTTTCAGAAACATCATGTTCTCCACCTGCAAAAAAGCCCCGGATAACCGGGGCAAATGATGAGTATCGTCCTGTTAACCTGCGGCGCTGACAGCCACCGCAGCCACTGCCACAAAATCGCCGTCAGAAGTCATGCCCACAATGCTGACACTGCCCTGCTTCACGCCTTTCACCGTGGCCACAAGCCCGTTCAGGGTCACCGTGGCAGTCTGTGGATCTGTCGAATGCACACTGATCGCTTTGTCACTGGCTCCGTCAGGTTTTACTGTAAAGGTCAGCGTGGTGGTTGCTCCCACTTTTACACTGGCAGATGCCGGTGCCACCGTCAGCCCGGTAACGCTCACTGTTTCAGTGCCTTCCTCTGCCAGATACGGACGCCCCACACCGCTGATTTTCACTGTACGGGTCATCACGTCTTTTGAGGCAATGGTTTTACCCAGTGAGCTCAGCCAGCCACGGAAAACATCAACAGTGCCGTTGGGATATTTGATACGAAACGCGCAGACTTCACCGGAGTCGAACAACTGAACCAGTTTTTTCTGCCCGCTGTCACCCGGACGCCAGGCCAGCGTCGCCGAAGTATCACCGACGGATTTCTGCCCCTGGGTTGTCGTTTTCCAGTCTGCATCTTCATCATCGAGATAAGAGTCATCTTCTGCATCAGCGGTCATTTCGCCAGGTTGCAGATCCTTCACCATCGCAAGACGCAGCCAGTCAGTGTCCGATAAAGGGTTCGCAAACGCATCGCCCTTGCCGGTGTACATCCAGAACGTCGTTCCCGCACCTTTCGTTTTTGCCAGTGGATTTGGTGTGGTCATTGCCACCTCCTTTAATTCGTGTACGTGATCTGGTACGTGATTTCCGCCATCGCCCAGGTGGCCATCTCATTATCACGTTGATAGTTAAAACCGAGAGGGATCAGGGTGTCGATGAGTCCGGAAAGTGCCGGTATATCATTCAGGGCCGGGAAAATGGTGCTCTCCATCCACATATCCAGCTCTGAATCCGGTGCCTGTGCCCGGATGAAGACAGCAATATGCAGAACAGCCTGCCAGTCATCTTCATCCGTCATTTTTCCGGTGTACTGAGCATCACTCAGCCACACCGCCACGGCAGGCAGTTCCTGCGCATCAATAAATGCCGGAAGCCCGTCAAAAAACGTGGCGCTGTCTCCACACTGTTCCCGAAGGCGTGCCAGTACGGCCTGGCGGATTTGTGTATGTCGGTTCATCGGGTCAGCCATAACCTCAGTTGTTGTTTCAGTGCATACCCCAGCTGTTTCGGCATTTCCGCAGCAATGATGCGGTCGCGGGCATCTTCAAATGCCTGTGTCAGCGGTCCGGAAAGCGGGATTTTCACCACATCAATGGGGTAACGATTTTTGCCATCAATACGCCGCATCACATGCCAGCGACCATTCGCCAGTTGCTGAATAAACGCATCCCGGAAAAGATATTTACCCACCTTCAGCACACTGCCACGGTACTGCAGTTTTCCACCACGCCGGGCTAGTCTGACCCGGGCTGTCCCCAGCTTAATGGCGGGAAGATTGCCCCGGTTAACGCGGATCCTGGCCGTCATTTTTCCTGACGGACTGGCTTTAAACACCCGGACACGCTGACGTACCAGTTTCAGGGGGATCCCTTTCACCTGGTTATCTCCCGCAACGGTATTCCCGGCAACCTGCCGGGTGGCAACCGAGACCGCTTTCTGTGCCACACGGTTTATCGCCCATGCGCTGGCCTGTGGCACCATACGGGGATCAAGGCTGTTCAGATTGCGGATGGCATTCTCAAGCCCCTTCATCCCACACCTCTTTACTCAATAAAGATCATTGGCTTACCGTTAAAACGTTCATGCCGTGTGACCGTCCATTGTTGTCCGTCATAAACAACGCGATCCCCGCGCCGTGGGCGGTATCCCGAAGAAAACACCACCAGAGAGACCGCAGGTCCGGACAGAGCATTCAGCTCTGCCAGTGTTTCGCCCGGGATCACAGCCATATCGACATCATTAATCGAGGCTGTCTTTCCCATCTTTCTGACCGTGATCGCATCCATACGCGCTGCCAGCCGGGAAAAGGGATCAGACATTGAGTTTTACCTGCACTTCTTCTGCACTGGTTCCGGCATCTGCCCAGACAACCCCGACCAGCGGATCAGAGCCGCTGTTAGTCAGCTGAACTTTTCCGGACTTCAGATAAACCTTCTTACCCGTTTTCATGTCATCCGTTTTCAGTTTAGGCAGGATAAACACACCTTCGGTCATGCCGTCGCCTGTTTCACCCTGTGGAATATCGGTCAGCGCCACCGCAAAAACATCACCCACCTGCACCAGATCTCCGCTGCTGATGGCTGCACTGGCAACAATCGCCACCGTTTTTCCTTCTTCTACAAAATTCTTTGCCATAACTGTCTCCGCACAGCCCCGTTCAGAGGCTGATTTCAGGTACAAAAAAAGCCCTTACGGGCCATCAGAGTTGTTGTCTGCGACGTTTACGCCGTACATTTCACCAGACCGCGGTGATCAACTGGCGCGACACCGGCGTCAATACGCACTTTCGTTGTCACGCCATCCACACTGAAGCCCTCCATCTGATCAATATATGGCGTATCCACACCGTTGAGATAAGCCACTTCAATCGTATCGGAGCCTTTGGACGCAGCCAGGTAGAAGGTGGTCTGGCTGTTATCATCAAGACGAGGCTCTGCAATAACGGTCGCAAAATCTTTCACCGGGTTAATAATACCGGCGTTAATGTCAGCCCCCTTGACACTTGAGGAGCGAATGACCTGGTTAGCAACAGACTCCATCGCCGTCGGTACCAGTACGAACGCAGGACGAATATTCAGATGACGCTCCCCCTCTTTCTGAACGCGCATCAACTGGCGGGCTTTATCCAGCGATGCCACGTCCATTGCAGCGCTCTCCAGTACGTTTGCATGTTTCGCTTTATCGAACAGACTTACATTATCTGTGGAGATTTTCGGGTTAGACGTCAGAATGGCATAAACCAGATCGGCAATGGTGGATTTCGCCGCACGGCCCAGCTTCATCGGGACATCGGTCAGCATATTCAGATCATCATTGATAATGGCCTGACGGGTGATACTGAACAGCTCGCCATAGGTCGCCAGTGCAATAGTGGCCTGTTTATCTCCGGTGGTGACGTATTTATATTCCGCCCCTTCACGCACCTGACGCAGAGCACTGAAGCCCCCCATACCCACACGATGGGCAATTTTAAAATCAGACAACTGACCTTTCCGCGTCCACTGTTCATAGGTTTCAGGAGCATCTTCCCAGCCCTGCAGAATGGCTTTGTTCGCAACATCCAGCAGAATATTACCGAAGTCAGACGTACTGTGTGTGAACGCCGCACCGACCATCTGCATCGGGTTATAACTGGAAACCCCAATACCCCGTTCAGTCAGTGACATACGGGCATATTCACGCAGGGTCATCCCGTTGTAGACATTATCACGTTCGGTTTTTTCAAATCCGGCACGCGCCATCAGCGCCTGGCGGATCCCGTCCCCCACAAAATTACCGTTACCGGCATAAATATGAGCCGGGGTATTTTTATTGGATGGCGTGGACTCGCGCCCCATCTCGTTCAACAGCTTTTCGCGGGCCTGCTCCAGCGAACATTCAGGATCGGCAAGACACTGAGCCTGCAGCGTCTGATAACGCCCGCCAAACATGGCAAACAGATCATTAATACCGTTTACACGCGCTTTTTGCTCTGCCAGTACCTGCGCACGGATACTGTTTTCATCCACCACGGGTGCTGCTGCCTGCACTGGCGTCCGGGAGGCTGCAGGTTCATCATCCTGTACGCGTGGAGCACTGTTGCGTGGCGGAGTAATCATGTTTCGAATGGATTCCGGCATCTTTTTAAATTCCTCTGTACGTTTTGACTGAATACATGCCATTGCCTTAACGGCTGGCGTTACCTGATCAGCAAATCCATGTGCCAGACATTCGGCACCGGACATCCAGGTCTCATCCGCCAGCATGGCAGCAATTTCATCGGTGGTTTTCCCGGTTTTCTGTGCATAAGCGGGTAACAGAACCGCCTCAACTTTATCGAGCAGGTCGGCATAGGTGCGCATGTCCTCCGCATCACCGCCCGTAAAGCCAAATGGTTTATGAATCATCATGAAAGTGTTTTCCGGCATAATGACCGGGTTTCCCACCATCGCAATGACCGACGCCATTGACGCCGCCACACCGTCGACATAAACGGTAATGGACGCACCATGTGTTTTCAGCGCATTAAAAATGGCGATGCCTTCAAAGACATCGCCACCCGGTGAATTAATATGGAGATTAATGTGGGTGATATCGCCCAGTGCATTCAGATCACTGATAAACTGCTTCGCTGTAACACCCCAGAAACCAATCTCGTCATAAATATAAATATCCGCGTCACTCTGGTGACCAGCCTGCATCCTGAACCAGGAATTATTCTTCGGACTGGTCGTCGGTGTGCTGCGGCTCCTGTCGTTTCGTTGCGGCACTGCTGCCTCCTTTATCACTGGCCGGATCGGTATCAAATACCAGATCCAGCTTGCGGTTTTCATCAATTTCGGCCTTGCGCCGACGTTTGACATCATCCGGATTACGACCACCTGCACGTACCCAGTCTGATTCTGTCGCCGCTCCACCACGAATCTGGATTTTCCAGGCCTCAGCCTCCTTAACAGGGTCAATCCACGGCATCACCGGTCCGGAATACACCGCGGTATACAGTGAAGAACGGTCAAGATCGCGGGGTAGCCTGATAACACCGGATGCCACAGCCTGTTTCAGCCAGGCACGATACATCGGGCGGGGGACGGCACCAATAAACCAGTCCTGCAGGATCAGGTAGCCATCAGTAGACTCAACCAGTTCCTGACGCTGGGCGCTGTAAGTGCCGTTATAGTTGCGTGCCGTACTGGAAAAACTCAGACGACTGCCCGCCGCCACGGCACGCAACTGACCATTACGAAAAGTTTCAAGGTTAGGATTGGGACGATCCGACTTCACCATTCCGATTTCTTCGCCGGGTTTCAGATCGTCGTAAATAATGCCTGGCTGAATGGTAAGCTCGCGTTCATTCTCCTTGCTGCCATTACCATCCGGTTCATAGCTCTGCCCGTCGCCTTTCCGGATGTACATCCCCAGAGCAGCGGCGATCCTTGCTGCAGTCAGCTCAGAATCTTCATACTCTTTCAGGGCACTGAGGCGGATCAGCACACCGGACAACAAAGACGTCCCGCGCATCTGGTGCAGACGGCGAACAAATTTAAGATGCAGCATTCGCTCTGCATCCACTTCTTTGGTTTCCATCTGCCGCCCGGATACGGGACGGCTTTTATACACCAGATATTTTTCGGGACGCCCCCAGTCATCAACAAACACGCCCTGATTCAGCCTGTTGCTATCATCACTGGTCATGGGAATAAAGTCCGGCTCGAGCGCCTCCAGCCAGAAATTAACACCGGCAGAAGGCGTCAGGCTGTTTATGCGCCCGGAAACCATCTGGGCAAACACCTCACCATCGCGCAGCCAGGTACGCAGCATCAGACGTTCCAGCATCGGACGGGTAAACTGCCCGGTGACTTCCGGACTGACAGACCATTCACTCCATCGGGTGCGAATCTCCGCAGCCAGGTCACGGGCAATGGCCCCATTGCGTAATACCGGATGTGGCTCGACAATAATCCCGTTTTTCCCCACCACCCGTTCTTCCAGCTTGTCAAATACACCAATAACCAGATCGTGGTTGTTATCAAGGTAACGGGCCTGCTCACGTAACGACACGGCCCCGTACTGGCTTAACTGGTCGGCAGTTCGGTTTTCCCGCCGGGCTTTGTGTGTCCGCGTCGTTTTTACGGCCTCATAAGCCTGGATCACCGCACGGGAACGCAGCCTTGCCGCTTTCCATCCTGGTGAAAAAACGCCAATCACATCATCAAGAATAGCCATCAGAACCTCGCCAGCCGATACCCGGGATGCCCCCGTCGTCGTGTAATCAGAGCCGCAAGGCGGCGCTCCCACTCCTGCCGTCCCTGCCGGATCTCAGATAAGTTTTCCATGGTCATCTGCTGACCATTAAAGGTGACGGATTTTCCGTCCAGCACCGCCATTTCAGCTTCCGTATAACGCTGAATCATGGCTTCGATATCATTCTGGTTCATAACCATCCTCCGGAAGTCAGCCAGGGGTTAACATCGTCAGTTACTGTTTTCTTCCGTTTTTGTTTTTTAACAGGCGTGGATACCGGTTCCGGTGAGGGTGACGGTTCGGTACTGTCCGGGACACACTCCAGCCAGGTTTCCCGGCTCGCCCACTCCGGTGCATCCGGCCAGCGGATCTTTTCGTATCCATGCAGAATGACCAGAGCCTCGGCATACACCATCAGGTCAAAAGCTTCGTTGGCACCGCGACCCGGCTTACTCCATTTCCCGTCACTACTCCGCTCTTCATACGTCAGTTCGTCGTAAAACCAGCTCCCCAGCCAGTCAGGGAAATGCACATAGCCGGGACCTGGCGAGTCACGCCATAACGCGTTATTCACCCGGTCTTTCAGGGCATCCGTCTGAAGAAGCCAGAGCGGCACATCACCTGCGGCCTGCGCCCGTCGGCCCGTTCGTCCGGTGTTATCAGGGAATGTACGGGTGATCAGTTTTGCGCGCCGGATGCTGTCGCCCTTAAACAGGTAAATACGTTTACCAAGGCCATCACGACGGCAACGACGCCAGAATTTATAGGCATTATCGGTGACCCCGTCTTCACCGCCGGAGTCCACCGCCATTGCCATCAGTCGCATTTGTTGAGAAGGATCGGAGGCCAGCGGCCAGCTTTTATGAAAAACATCCGTCAGCAGGACATCCCAGTCTTCCGGATAGCTGGCCGGATCAATTCGCTGGCTCTCCCCGTCGCTGTCACCGCGCAATGACTGCGTGATGTTGTAACGATCAATAATCCAGCGTTCGCCACGGCTGCCATAGCCCGTTACCTGAACCACAAAACGGCGATGACGTCCCGCCTGCACATCAACTGTCGCCACCAGGAAATTAACGCCATCCGGCACACTGCGGGAAGGAACTGGCTCTGCCCGCTGCTCAAGCAGTTCACTTTTTCGTTGCTCCATGCTGGCACGGGGAAGATAAGGTAATCCCCAGTCGGTATTGATAACCGTCTTGAGTGTTTCTTCACTTCCGGTTGTCTCGTATTCCTGTTCTGCAGTAAGCAGTTTGTAAACGAGTTGCGAGAGTGTCTGGTAAGCAGCTGCCGGACCCTCCATCCAGAATGACGCAATACGTGAGCGTCGGGGATCACCATAACGACTGCCATCCGCATTGATGGATTCACCATCCCGCAACCAGACCCCACGTCCGTTCAGCTCACGTTTTTGTTCAGGCATAATCCGTCCTGAACAGGAAGGACACTGAATATAAGCCGCCTCACTTGCCAGCACGGGATCGGCAATATCACGGAAACCAGCAACCACATCGCCGCAGGGCTGAAAATACTCACCACAGTGTGGACAGGGCCAGTACCAGCGACGGCGATCGCCACGGTTATAGAGCGACAGTATCCCCGTGGTTGGTGGAGCCTCATGCGGTGAAGTCCGTCGCCATTTCACATCCTTCACATCCCTGCCGGGGGAACTCTCCACCAGCGTCATACCACTGGACATAAATGTGGTGGTACGTTTTGAGGCAAGAGAGAAGGCATCCCCCTCGCCATCAATATCTTCCGGAAAACGGTCATAATCCGTCAGCGCCACGCATTTATAATCTGATGAGGACATGATATTGACTGACGGCCAGCCGATTTTCAGGTAGTTGCCAGCAAGGAATGTTCTGTCATAAACGTTGTTGTCATTTTTGTTCGGACTCAGGCGACTGACCACTTCCTGGCTGACGCGAAACGTTCTGGCAAGTCGTTTTTTGGAGGGTTCGCGGGCTTTTTCCTCCGTCATCTGAATGATCAGCATATCCGCAGGATCGCAAATCACGTTGTAAATCCCCCAGCCGTCAATCAGGCCGATAGTCTTGCCGGTTCGTGCCGGACCAACAAATATCACTGCGTCGTATTCACGCGAGGCCAGGCAGTTCATCGGCTCAAGAACATACGGTGCCACCAGCGGATCCCACGGGACTGAGTTCCCGGCCCCCATGGGCACTCGCATATACTGAGCAACGGCATCAGCAACCCGCATTCGTCTCGGTGCGCGAAGGATATAACCTGAATCGGTTCGTGCTGCCTTTGCGGTTTCCTGATTCAGCATTACTCCTCCTGCTGTAATTCCTCCTCATCATCCGCACCTGCTTCGGTCACCCGCAGGGCTATCTGATCGCGCAGATCATCAATAATGGACTGAACACGGCTCACAGCGACAGGCTGCAGGCCGCAGTCACGTTCCAGAATATCCGGTAATGTCTCCAGCACCTGCACGACCGCTTTTGCCCAGATGGCAAACTCCCGTCTGACATCACTGGCCGGAATGAGTTGTGCCGTTTCCTGTTCGAACTTAAGACGCTCACGTTCAGACTGATACCAGGCTTTGCGTTCATGTGGATCCATTTCGCCCTCAGCAACCGGCGGTGGTAACCCCATAAATTCAGTCAGAATATCGGTCAACCGGTATAGCTTGAGTTTGTCATGTCCACCAGCGGGACGAATGTTTTTCAGTCTTGCCACGACAGTCTGGCGGTGCAGACCAGATAAAGCCGCCAGTTGATTAATATTCAGCACCAGGTTTTTCAACTCATGATCCATATTTCCTCCGGAGAGCTTTAAACATGCATCGTGCGAACAACTTTAAGAAAACGCGTTCGATGTCGAACAAAAAACACTCAATTCGACATACAAAAAACAAATAACATTAATAATCAATAAGATGCAAAGATGATGGTGGCCGATAAAAATGCAAAAACTAGCCTTTTTCCGCGACGCTCCCGCCCCGTGGCAGGCCACCCCACCGGGAGGACCCGTCAGCCTGACAGCCATGACGAACGTCTGATACAGCGCCTTGCATGAATGGCATCGGGATAATCCAGAAAGGAATAGCATCGTGCCCACAAGAATCTGTGTGAGTATCCTGTTTCTTCCACCCCCGCACAGGACTGGCGAGCATGAGGGACAAACCCGCGAACCATAAACGCGGTAAAAACCCGGTGTGCATCGTTTTTGATTATTCCCGCACACTCTCGCAGAAGGAGTTCCCCGTCGGGCTACGGTCTCTGTTAATACGGGAATACGGCGACGATACAGCGCATGATGTGTCAGGCTTGAATACCTTTATCCGTTAAAAGGGATATCAGTTAAGTTATCCCGTGTAGGGTATAAGCCATTATCAAAGCCACTCTGTAGGGAGTGGCTTTTGTAATGGCAATAAAAAGCCCCGCGAATACGAGGCTAAATCCTGGTATTTGTAATGACTGGCTCTTATTTCAACGCAGCCCCTTACCGCGCGCCAGATGCTCAACTTCAAGCATCAGCAATGAGATGTTTAATCTGGATTCACTCCAGAAGTGATCACCACCCTGTCTACAGAGCCAGATGTGAAGGATGATGAGTAAAATTATCGCTATCATCGAAGGCATTGCGTCCTGATATATTCCTGAAGCGTTCTCAGTGCTGTCTGGTCTCTGATGATTCCGTCCCGGATACCGAGAACGTTTCGTCCAGCAACTGGAGAGAGTTCGACGGTGGCATCATTGCCCATGCCGGAGGCGCTGGAGGTTTCGGCTGAGGATGGCACAGAGCATTTTCCTTTGACGAGCACCCGACCACCATTATCAAGCTTGCGCCGAAGAGCATCATTTTCAGCTTTCGCATCAGCCAACTCCTTCGTGTATTTAGCATCGAGTACATCAGCAGCACGCTGGCGTTGCTGCATGTCAGTAATGGTGGCGGTCGCCTGCTTCAGCTCACTGACTTTTTTATCACGCTGTTCTTTGTAGGCGATGGCGTTATCACGGCAATGATTGACCGCCCACGACAGGCAGACGATGATGCAGATAACCAGAGCATAAATAATCGCGGCGACTCTGCTCACTGATCTATCCCCCAACAGGCTAATGCGCTTTCCTGGTCACGACGAATAACCTGTCCATAGCAGTTATTTGAACGTATGCGGCAATCGCGCCCACCATCTTTTATCCACCAGCGAATCGCCTCGTATGCACTCTTACGATCACCGGCATTCAGCCGCTTATAAAACGTCGACGGGAAACACTTACCGGGGCCAATGTTATAGGGACAAAATGACGCTATACCCGCTTTCTGTGGTTCGGTCAGTGGTACTTTAATATTGCGCTCCACCCATGCCAGCGCCTTATCACGTTCAATAGCGTTAACCTGGTCGCATTTTTCCTTCGACAGCTTCATTCCCGGTATGACGGGCTTACCATCCACCATTGTGGCACCACGACAGATGGTCCATATACCGGAACCATCGCGGTATGCCGTAGTGTGGTTACCCTCTTTTTCATCCAGAAACTGGTCAAGTATTTGAGGAGCAGACGCGCCTGCAGCAATCAGCGCCAGAACAGCAGCTGACAGGCCGTATTTGATTTTTGCGCTCATGGATATTTATCAGGATTTATCGGTTTCTGAACCCTGGATATGTTTATCTGTCCCGGCCTGTTGAATCAGGCAAGGAATAGTTAAATACAATAGAGAGGATTGTTTATGGACAATAGCACCATTTCTCTACAGGAGTTGCTCGACTGCATTTCCAAGCTTCGGGATGATGTAAATGCCCTTACTGTCGCATTTTCATATCTGGCATTCTCAATTCCCAAGGAACAAATGCAACCAACACTGGCATCGCTCCAGCTTGAATCACTCAACCCCAAATGGTCCCAGCAACAACAAAATTCTTTCAAGTGGCTGGCGGTATTACTGGAAGAAAAATATGCTGGTGAAATTACCATTTCGGCGGAGTCTTCAGTGAACCAGTAATTCTTCCCGGCAGTTTTCCTTTGTAGGTTATCCACACACCCTGCGCCTCTAAAATTATGGGGCGCTTTTCCGGTGACTGCTCATCCCCTTCACATAACCCGGCAGCAACATCCAGGAAGACCTGTCTGATGCTCCTTCTGGCTGCTGCCTCATAAAACTCCAGCGCGGCACCTTCAACACGGTCCAGCGAGATGTCCAGGTCTAAAATTTCACCGTCAAAGCGTTTTTTGTCCCGTAACGCTAAAGTTACCGTAACTTTATTCTCAAAATTGCGGATCCCTTTCACAATCAGTTCATATTTTTGTGTCATTGAATTACTCTCCCCGTGCAGCCTTACGCTTATCTTCTCTTATTTTGAAGTACAGATTTGTCAGATAAGTCAGGAAGCCCAGAACCAGACTCCCCAGTACACCAATCGCAGCCCACTGTGACGGACTGACCTGATCAAGCCACTGTAAAAACCAGTAGCCAGCACTGCCTGCGGAGGTGCCGTAGGCAATGCCCGTTGAAATTTTGTCCATGGATTTCATAGCCTCACCTCCGCAAATAACGGATGGCGTAGTTTTACACTGAGAAATGAAAGGGATTTGAAAAGAAAAACCCGCAAAAGCGGGCGAAACGATATATACAGTAAGGGAAGCACTCTATCCAACAAACCACCCACAGTTAATCGGAATAAAAGCAGAGTGCTTATGAATGATCGCCTGCCCGAAGGTTAGTATTTCTGCACAGCAATTTTGCAAAAAAAGCGATCATTCATAACTTAAACGTCTTTCAGTCACTCCGGGATTTCCCATCATCGCAGACTGAAAGACTCTAACTGGAGCGGGCAGCGGGAATCGAACCCGCATCATCAGCTTGGAAGGCTGAGGTAATAGCCATTATACGATGCCCGCACATGGTGCCGACTACCGGAATCGAACTGGTGACCTACTGATTACAAGTCAGTTGCTCTACCTACTGAGCTAAGTCGGCACTGGACCGCCACCGGGGACTCGAACCTCGCACTCTCAACTTAAAGGGTTGACGCTCTTTCCTGATGAGCTAGTGGCAGTTGGTGGCCCTTGCTGGATTTGAACCAGCGACCTGGCGATTATGAGTCGCTCGCTCTCACCACTGAGCTAAAGGGCCGCGCGCAGAATAATAACGTTACAGAATTAATACTGCAATATCTTCAGAAGGCCTGATTAAATGCTGTTTTTCACTTGTCCACCAGCGTGTTTACTGTACTGCACCAAGTTTACAGGTACAAAAAAAACCGCTCAGCGGCGGGTTTAAGTTGTGTGGCGAAGTAACCACTCTTAACAGCATATTTGATTTTTTACGATTGTAAACGGTTGATTATTCATCTCCAATAAAAATAATTGTGTGGGTATACCCTTAACAATGGATAAGAAACATGAATAAAATGACTGTACTATTACTTAGCGCAACTATCATTTCAGGTTGTACTTCTTCCGTACCATTGATAAAGAAAACTCAATCAGGAAAACCTGAGGGGGTTTATCAAAATACGACAAAAGATAAAGTCAAAGATGCCCTTGTGAATTACTGCAATAGTAGAGGGTTGATAATTTACAACGCGGATAACAGCAGTGTTATATGTGGTAAAGAACTGGAAGGCGGCTCTGCTGTTTTTGGACAAATGTTAATCGGAAATGCCTATTCAACAACCCCGGTATCAAAAGTCAGATTTACTATCGCTCAAGTTAATAACGATACAAAAGTGTGGGCCGATATGTGGATGGAAACTCAAATGGCAATGGGGCAAGTACAACAAATGGCTATAACAGACAACGCAAGCAAAAACACTATCCAACAACGTCTTGATGAATTAAAACCTTAAGTAAATTAATTAAATAAATGGGGAGAATAAATCGACTCCCCACACATTAAACTGATTCAATTACCCCCTCAATAAGAGGTCTTCTAACGATCCATCTCTAGCTCAATTTCTAACATCATTAACATGCCATCAACTACACCTTCAGCCTTTTGCAATAAACGCCCAACCCAGCAATCAGAACGCCCATGTTTACGGGCAAGCGCCATAAACGTCATACCACCTACATAATAATCCACTAATAAATCGTGCAAATCGCTGTTGTTCTTTTTCAGGCGAGCCATGCACCCACAAATGATCATCGCGTCATCGTCACAACATTGCGGGCGGGATTTTACTTTTGAAGGGATTAGTCCTTTAAATCCTGCAGCAATAGACGACCAGGTGACATCCTCGTGATTATTTGCCACCCATGCCCCCCAACGTTCAAGAACCATTTGAATATCACGCATCAACTTTCTCCACAAAATCAGGCCAGCACGCCAATTGCCAGCGCACGATCGATAAAACGAAATATCAGCTCCAGCTGGGAGCCATACTTCTCTTCAAATGCCACGGTATCCGCATGCAGCTCGTCGTGATGCTTTCTGCACAAAGGCAACACAAAAAGGTCATGCGCTTTTGTTCCCATTCCTCCCTGACCGTGACCTATCAGGTGGTGGGGATCATCAGCAGGCTTTCCACAACATGCACACGGCTGTGTCTTAACCCAGCGCGTGTACTTTTCATTAACCCAGCGGCGACGTTTTGGGCGTAACATAAAAGACTCCGGCGACTCCGGATCCACTTTCAGCGCCAGCACCTTTTTCGCTTTATCCTGGATGATGCTGGTGGCAGGAACCGAAGGCACAAGGTCACTTTCCCGGGTGACAGACGGCACAACAGGCTTCGGTAATCTCAGTGCCTTACGGGCTGCACTTTCCGGTAAGGCATCCGCCAGGTCATTACGAATCAGCCACCAGCACAGTTCCGGCATTGTCACAACGTGACTGTCATCAAAACCGAGATCCCGACGCACAACAGACAACACCCAGCGGGTACAGTTATCCGTTGCCATTGATTCCAGCCGTTCCGTGAACTGATCGCGCAGCTGGTTATCGCAGTGCCAGCACAGACGGATTGCGCCCGGCGTGTGTCGCATTGTGGTCATGTTCTCGCTGTGCCAGTCGGAATGAGGCCACTGGCAACCTTTTTCACGAAGTAACCAGCGTTCAAGACATTCCACTCCACCAGCACGACGAATCACTGCCTCATTGCGGAACACGGCCCAAACGGCAGGATCATCCGCCAGCGGTTGTGATGCAGCCGGAACGGCACCACTGGCGAAAGATGAATAACGTTCCGGCTCAGGCTCCAGCAGGACACGCCCCTGCATAAACAGGGGCATCAGCTCTGAACCTGGCCTGAACAATACGATCCCCATACGCGGGGCAATTTCAGGGGTCAGTAGCGCTCTCACGGTCACCTCAATGAACGGTATCGAGCAGCTTTAACAGCTCAGGGAACCGGGATTCGAAGAAATGCGGCTGCGTCTCGCGCGGATTTGCGGGACTGGTGATGTTCTTGCCGAACATGCAGCCTTTCGCCGTCAGCGACCAGAATTTTTTGATGTTGTTAATCGCAGTGCGGCTGTATCGTTCACGTTGTTCAACGATCCCCAGCTTCGCCATCTGGTGATATGCCTGATTAGCTGTCAGGCGGATACCATACTGCTTCAGCAGTGCACTCAGTGACAGCGTGGGGCGGCTTGAGCCATCAGGCGCGTCAGCAGGAGCATCAATGGCATAGCGCGGTGCCAGATTCGGTAAGCCAACAGCCTCCTGGAGTTTCTGACAGGCCCCAAGCACTGAAGAGTTAGACAGGTTTAATTCCCGGCGCATAAAGTCCAGCAGAATCACACCAGCCTGCATCTTGTCAGCAGCCTGTCCGGATAATTTTTCCGGTGCGCTGGTTACCATGTCGAAAGTACGGATCACCTTCAGATGGAATGACGGGCTTATCCACATTGCATAGGCATACACCAGTTCTTTGCAGACATACGTCCCCTGGTTATTTCCGCCACGAATAACGTTAACTGGCTCTATATTGACCGAGTTGCAAATCTGCAACTCGCTTATTAAACGTTCAGTTTGCTCATTGCGGAGCCAGAATGCAGGCTTATGCTTATCCAGAGAACCGGCAGCCCTGTGCAGATCGTTCAGGCTGTAACGACCATAAGCATCACGACGAACTTCAATACCATCAATGACCATCAGATTATTCATACTTCGTTTCTCCTCTTGATCAGGCGGCTGCACCCGCCGTTTTCTCGTACTTACTGATGGTGATCTCGACCTTCCCTTTCGGGATAACCGGTCCCCACTCCACCAGCATTCTTTTCACCTGTCTGTCGTCTTCCCACACACCCGCGTGGGTCAACGCGTCAAACAGCGCCTTGTTATAGTTGTCCAGATCGCGGATCCGGTTATCCGGAGGAAACAACACGATCTCCACTGAAGCAGGTGCCGACGTTGGTTTTGGTAGACGACGTAACTGCTCAACTATTGCTGCGCACGCCGCGCTCTGGAATTTGCGCCCCGCCGCGCTTATCAGGCTCTTACCTGCAAACGCCCCTTTGTTGGGGTGTCGCCAGTACGTGTTCACGCTGGGCGGAAAAGGCAGGATCAGCTTCATGCTTTCAGGCCCCTCTCATGTAACCAGTGGGTTGCACGCAGCCTTGCGTTTTCCTCACCGGCAAGCAGTGAGCGGATAATCCCGACCGCTTCGCTGTCGTCGTCCTTCACTGCGGTATGAAGCGTGATCCCCCGGGCCACGCCACGCTTTATCTGATGACGCCTTTTTTCTCCAGTGCGCGAAGATGCTCCACCGCTGCATTCACTGAACGGTATCCCAGCATGGTTGCCACCTCCTGATTGGTTGGCGGGAAGCCACGTTCTTTCTGGTAAGAAATCAGCATATCCAGCACCTGCTGCTGGCATTGAGTTAACGTCGTCATGCCGCCATCTCCCTGACCAGTTTTTCCGCCTGCTGGCGAACCTGCGCCAGAAAGGCCTCACCACATGCCTCAAGTTCATCGCGCCCGATGTAGCTGATTGCCGGTCCCTTCCAGGTCTTGTCGAAAACAGCAATAGCACCAGCGAAGAACGCTCCTGTCGGCACCTGCTTCTCATCCTTCGGGATAAACCAGGCAGGCAGTTCAAAACCAATACGCCCGCGAATAAAAGCAATATGGTCTGCATCTTCCGGCCACCAAACTTCGCTGGTGGCAGCTTTGATCAGGAAAACATAGCGCCCGCCCTTATCACGCATGGCACTGGCATGCTTCATGATGTAACGCATGCCGGTGATGTATTGCCCCTCATGCTGACTGGCGCGGCTGTATGGGGGATTACCAAAGGCAGCACCTTTAAGCTCCGCAAGACGTTCTGACCAGTCATGCGCCAGCGCGTTGTCTTCCGCCGTGTAATACGCAGCACATTTGGCGTTATCACCGTCAGTGAACAGATCCAGAACAAACGGGCCAAACAGGGTGTTAATTCCCCAGAAAATGTTGTCCGGCGTGCGCCACTGATCGCCCACGTCCTTCAGTTCATGGGCTGGTTTGTTCCGCAGTTCCACCAGCGCCTGGCAATATTTATTACTCATTAAGCCCCCACGTAATTCCCTGACAGATACCACTCTTCACCCGATGCAGCGCGCTTGCTGCTTTTCCGTAAGCACCGCTCACGACGCGCCAGAAAATTGTTTCGTTCTGGCTGGGAGTGGCTTTCACGGAATGCCGCCATCCACACGGTTGCAGCACGACGGTATAAGCCTCTTGACTCCAGTTCTTCAGCCTGGCGGGTCAGGCACAAAATCACCCGGGGATCGTTAGTGCCGACATAGAAATTGCGCACAGGTCTGGTTTCACGAACTGGTTGTGGTTCCGGCTCCTGCGCTCTCTCAGTCAGGCGCGGGAAATGTCTGCGTGTATCCCCTTCACAACGGTGAGCCACACGCCCACTCTGACGTAACTTGCTTGCTGACTGCAGTACGCGCTGCCGTGAGTAACCTGCAAAAGCATCCGCAATGTCTCCGGAAGTACACCCCGGATGGGCTTCAATGAATTTCTGAACGTCATTCAAAAGACTCATGATCCCCCCCTGAATCCTGCCGGGATCTGGCTGTAGTCCACGTTGTCGTAACTGGATTTGAAGTACGGGTCCTCACGTCTGGCTGCAGATACCGCAGGAACTTCCCAGGATTCTTCGAAATGACGATCCGGACCAAAGAACGTGACAGCCTGTTTCACAAATTGTGTGCCGCTGTTACCCATTGCAGATACCCAGCCCGCATAGCGTTTCACACCTTCCAGCATGGTTTCGGGGTTTACCCCCTCATTCAAACGGGCTTTCCAGGCTTTGAAGGCTGCAGATTTTGAATTGCCACCAGCACGTTTGGGATATGCCAGCCATGCCTGCTCAAACTCCGGAGAATATTCCGGTCGGTTTGAACGAACTCGCACGGACTCATCAACTGATGCACCAACAGCTATTGGTTCATTGACTGGTTCTTTGACTGGTTCAAAAGAGTGACTGGTTCTGGGTGAATCTCCTGCACTACCCCCTGGTGCAACTCCTGCACTACCTGGTGAATTTGCTGCACCAGATAGTGAATTATTTGCACTACCCCCTAGTGAATCTCCTGCACCATCCAGATGAAGGAGATAGATATTACTTGAGTTACCTTTTTCACCTTTCCGGGTGACTTTTTTTACCAGCCCGGACTCACAAAGGGCCGCAATATGATTCATCACAGAACGTTTGCTAATCTCGCACTGGTCAGCAATATGCTGGTAGCTGGGCCAGCACTCACCCTGATCGCTGGCATTATCAGCCAGCTTGATCAGAACCAGTTTTCGCAATGGATTACCCACTCGAATTTTCATCGCTTTAACCATCAGCTCCATACTCATGCTGCACCTCCGAGATGCTTCATGTTTTTTCTGGAGCGAAAGGCTATAAGCGGCATACTGACGCGGTAATTACGGCCCAGCGGTTCACAAACCACCTTCTGACATTCACGGTCAACCAGGCTAACACGTAGAACATGCCCTGCAGGCGTGGTGTACCACTGACCCGGACGAGGACAACGGAAAGTCTGATTGGTAAAACGTTTGAAAATATTCCGGATCATTTGCGCCCCCTTACCTCTGAAGGGTTCAGCGACAAATTTATGAGGCAGGCCAGCGCCGAAGCATCATTAATATAGTCATATAAGCTAACAGCCAGCGGAGATTCGGCTTTTGCCAACATAGGATAAAGCTGCTGCAGCCAGACCTGATGAATTGATGAAATGTAGGAACAGAGAACGCTGGCGTTATGTGCAACGTCGCTCGGTACAGCGGGCCTTGAAAGCTGTTTCTCCATCTGGTTAAAGGCATTGATGTATGCCTCTTTGAACTGGGCAGCACGTTTACCCGTGAAACCCATAGCAAGAAACGCAAAGCCGTCGCGGGTTATTTGATAGCAAGGTAGTTTGCGGCCTGTGCAATCGGTGTAATCACTCACCGAAAAATTGCGGGCAGTGAATGATGCGGAGCATTCAAGCGTGCGGATCTTTTTCAGTACATCGTCATGACGTTTGGAGAAGAAGTTGGCAACAGCCAGGGATGAAGTAACAGCCTGACCATCAACGATGGCAATTTCAGGTTGAGTGAGGGTTGGGATCGTAGCCATGATGGCAGCCTCTTTGGTGATTTTAAATAACTCACCACCAAGGCTTTCCACGACCTTATTGGTGGTGAGACGTACAGGGGTGGAAATACCGGTCACCAAAGAACCCGGCCCAACCGAAGTTGGCCCTGCACGCCCCACCATAATTTGGGCGTAATGCTGCTCATGACACAAAAAAACCGCAAGAGCGCGGTTGTGCGCTTTGGTGAATTCCGGGTTTCCACGCCCGGCACCCGCTTTATAAGGTGCCTGAACAGTGTAACGTCCCGGAATGGCAGAATCAATGTGCTGGTGGTCCTTCACACTCAACAAAATCACGCCTGAATTTCCACAAAGGACTAAAGCACTCATGCGGGTAGTCTTTGCGAAGATAGATAACGCGCTGTGTTTCTGGCTCCCAACGAATAACATGAACATAAAGTCCTCTTCCGTCACGAAACCAGCGGTTAAGTTCCTGCACAACTCGCCCCCCACAGTCAGGTAAAGTTCTCTGTGGTTACTTACAGCCAGGTGATTTGGTAATCTGCATTCATGCCGTAACAACAGGGGTTCAGCCACGCGGACCACCAGCTGTTGCGACCAACGGTTATTTGCCGTTAAACTGTTCATGCGTTAGTTTCTCCACAGACACAAAACGCCACGACGCCCGGAGCTGCACACTCGCGGGCGTCACTCTTTTCTGGAACGCAGAAAATTTTGTAGACCAGTGCCGCATGTTCCTGGAGCTTCGAAATCGACAGATACAACTCATCATTAATTGCTGTCTGCTCATGTGGCTCCACTACCCCGTCTTCGATTGCCGAACGAATCTGCTTTGAGTAACTCCCGATCTGTTCGATGACTTCCAGCAGGCGCTGGTTTATATCGGCGTTCTCTACTTCCTCAATTTCAGGAAGTGATACAAACACCCCACCAGCAGACTGTGCGACAGCATCCGCAATGTGGTGAGTACCAGCCGCACGCTGTAAAACCATTGCCCATCCCAACGGAAAAAACTGATCGCCATCGGCACGAAGGCGGTTAAATAATGCGTTCTCTGTTACATCCAGCCAGTCAGCAGCTTCAGCGTAACCACCTGGCAATGCCGCGATAGTTTTTCTGATAGCTTTCACGTACCACTCAGGTTGTTTTTCCACTTTCCAGTGATGCTTACCCACGGCTTACCTCCTGTTCCTGTGGTTTTAACTCATTCCGGTTTTGACTAGATTGAAAGCGTGCAGGATAGAGAATCTGCATTTCGCTGATTTCTCCCTTAAAAAAATTGGCCAGACGCTCTGCAAGATCGATAGATGGAATTTGTTCCAGTCTCTCAATACGACTCAGCGTTGCTGGATTAACCTGAACGCCCGCAGCAACATGCTGCAAAGTAAGCCCGTGCGCCTTACGCACATTTCGTAATGGTGATTGCATATAACCTCCACATATTGCGTGATGAGCATGTTATTTCACGCAAATATTTTGCGCAAGTTGATTTGCTTAACGCGCAATAAAGAAATGTAATAAACGCATGAACATAGGAAATCGAGTCAGACAACTTCGCCAGGAGAAGAACATGAAAATCGCCGATCTCGCTGAAGCAATAGGAGTGGATGCGGCGAATATCTCGCGCCTGGAAACAGGTAAGCAGAAACAATTCACTGAACAAGCCCTGAGTAATATTGCCAGGAGTTTAGGTGTTGATATTGCTGATCTCTTTACCTCAGACTTCAAAAGTAATACTGTATGTAAAAACAGTATTAGTGAGGATGTTGCGCAGGTGAAGGATGTATTCCGTATTGAAATGCTGGATGTCAGTGCCAGTGCGGGAAATGGCCTTATCCAGGGCGGTGATGTCATTGATGTGATTCATGCCATTGAATACAGAACTGATAATGCTGTATCGATGTTTGGCGGACGACCAGCCAATCACATTAAAGTTATCAACGTTCGTGGGGACAGTATGTGTCCAACCATTGAGCCAGGAGATCTCATCTTCGTTGATGTCAGTATCAATCAGTTTGATGGAGATGGTATCTATGTATTTGGTTTTGATGATAAAATTTATGTCAAACGACTGCAAATGATACCTGACAAACTACTGGTGATTTCTGATAACCAGATTTACCGTGAATGGGGAATTACCAGCGAAAATGAACACCGGTTTATGGTCTTTGGAAAGGTCTTAATCAGCCAGTCACAAACCCTTAAGCGACACAATTAACCCTTACCTCCTCATCAATTAGCCACCCAAAGGTGGCTTTTCATTTCCCATAAAATTGCACATCTCGCAACAAAACACTTGCATAATGCGCAACTTCATTTTATCTTTCTTTCCAGACCAACAAACAAGGTACTAACAAAATTTGGTTGTAATACGGCGTATGGCACATGCGTCGTTAGCGGTCTGGTGACGTTAAAGGGGACAATCCACTCCTTGCTCGAGCAAACAAACCAGGTAGCCGGAATGTGCAAGTCAATGATGATGCTGATAAGACGCCTAACCAGCGTGGCGATTCGGTTTGACGCCTGGGAAGAGACCAGGGTGCAACGATGAGGGCATTTATGGAACCGCGACAAAGTGTGGTGCCGTAACTGGCTAAGTGCTCTCAGCGTTGTGGTGAATGCGCAGGCTGATGCGCGAAAGACATTGCAGCTATTGCGGAAAAGAGCTGTTCGGCGGGGCAATTAAACGCCCGTGAGAGTCTGAAATAACCGCAAGCCGGAGATCAGCCCCGGTCACCACAACAGCCACTGCTTTGGCGGTACCAGTTTGTACACTTGCTTCCGGCTGGTACCGCTCTTTTTACAAAACAGAGAAGAGCATCACCGGACGACGGGCTCATAACCCAATCCATCCGGGCGGCTGCCACCGCAGGTGTTCTTCTCTGTTTTGTGGAGAAACCAACCGACCTTGCAGGGTCGATATGATGAGGAGCAGCAAAATGGCTAGCGAACGCAGTACTGATGTACAGGCATTTATCGGGGAGCTGGACGGCGGCGTATTTGAAACCAAAATCGGCGCAGTTCTCAGTGAAGTCGCTTCCGGTGTGATGAACACGAAAACCAAAGGTAAGGTCTCACTCAACCTGGAAATCGAACCGTTTGATGAGAGCCGTGTGAAAATCAAACATAAACTCTCATATGTCCGCCCGACTAACCGCGGGAAAATTTCCGAAGAAGACACCACCGAAACGCCGATGTATGTCAATCGCGGTGGTCGCCTGACTATTCTGCAGGAAGACCAGGGACAATTACTGACTCTTGCCGGTGAACCTGACGGAAAACTCCGCGCAGCAGGTCATTAATATCGTTCTTAATTAACTGATTATTTATCTCATCACTGAATATCTTTATATAGTGAGGACTTATTATGTCTCAGAACTTAGACGCAACCGCAATTAATCAAATCCATGCCCTTATTTCTGCTCAGGGTGTTAATGAAATTATCAGTAAGATTGGTGCCGATGCTGTGGCATTGCCCGAGAATTTCCGCATTCATGATCTGGAAAAATTTAATTTAAATCGCTTACGTTTCCGTGGTGCGCTTTCCACTGCCAGCATCGATGACTTTACCCGTTATTCTAAAGATCTTGCAGATGAAGGCACCCGCTGCTTTATCGATGCTGATAATATGCGTGCCGTCAGTGTGCTTAATCTGGGTACTATTGATGAACCAGGTCACGCAGATAACACCGCCACTCTCAAACTGAAAAAGACAGCACCGTTCTCTGCTCTGTTGTCTGTTAACGGTGAGCGTAACTCCCAGAAGTCACTGGCAGAATGGATTGAAGACTGGTGGATTTGCCCCTATATTTCCAGACATCTGTTATCACTTAACCCATTACAAGCCCGCTGCCGCAGATATTCCCGTGGCGAGCGATAACCCAGCGCACTATGCGGATGCCATTCGTTATAATGCTCGAACGCCTCTGCAAGGTTCTTTGCTGCCGTTAACCCGTCTGGTTTGGGCATGATACTGATGTAGTCACGCTTTATCGTTTTCACGAAGCTCTCTGCTATTCCGTTACTCTCCGGACTCCGCACCGCCGTGTTCTTCGGTTCAAGTCCCAACATCCGGGCGAACTGGCGTGTTTCATTAGCCCGGTAGCATGA